TTTTATCCATTATCTTCTCTTGCCTTGTCCTCTGTATTTTTTATATGATCTTCTCTTAGATTTATTCATAGTAGACTTTATAGGGTTTCTACCTTGTGAAGTTCCCTTCTCAGTCTTTATGTGGCTTGTAAAGTTCTTTATCTTTTTCATTAGTCTCGATGTTTACTTAAGTTCATCATAATCCCTGCGTTTTCTTCTAATCTTTTCCAAAATTCATCAAGTGCATTGTGTTCGCAGTTAGCACATTGACATACTGAACATTGACCGCCATTACCACAATGACATTCGTGTTCGCAGATTCTACATTGCATAATTTACTCCCCTATTCAATGATTCGTTTAATTCTTAGCCTTCCCATATCATTCTCAAGTTCCGCTTTCACTTCCTTGCATTGGATATAAATTCCTTCTTGATCTTTACCTATGGATCTGGACACAACTCTTTTTTGAGCTAAACAATCAGACATTCCCTTAGTTGGAACATACTCTAGAACTTTGTTTCCATCTTTAATCATCATCATAGCAAACACTATTTCGATCATTGTTTGTAACTCCCATTTTTTTCTTCTAAATCAATTATCCGTTCTTCGTGGAATTGAATTACCATATCGTTCTTTTGAATCATTGGCATTTCTTCTTCCATTTGCTCTTTTAACTTTTCGACATTCCCAGCTAGAAATTCCGTTAGCATATAAAGCTCTTGTATCTGCGGACTAACCATATCGCCTTTAGGAACTCCATCAATGAAGTCATTAGCCGCTTCTAAGTCTTTAGTAATTAACTGAAGCTCAGTCTCTACTAAGGTTAATCTTTCTAAGAGATTAAAATAACTGAAGCTACCAATAGCAACTGCCGCTAGTATAAATAAAAGGTTTTTGGCTGGTAAACTGACTTTGCTATCTTCCGATAAATCTATCTTACTCGGCATCTTCTTCAGCTACTTCTGCTTGTGTCTGTGCTGTTTCAAATACTCCTACCTCTGTTTGTGCTGTGATCTCGTCATTAATCGTACTAATAACAGCGTCATCATCAATAACCGCACCTACAATTTGTTTATCAATCTCTTTTTGGAATGTGCTTGATCTAACTCCACTTGCTTTAGCTTGTTGTAAGTATGCAAGATCAGAAGCATAATCTCTAAGATTAAAGCTATCTGGGTAATTAATAACACCATCAAATGCTTTGCCTTGCCATCTAGCCCATAAGCTCCATATTTGTTCTTCAGCGTTTTCCAATAAGTCAGCTTTCTCACTCAATGTAGAGTTAAGGTTTTCAAACTCAGTCTGTAAAGCAATCCCTGATTGTACTTGGGTTTTAGTTTGTCTAACACCAGACATATGGGTTGCTCTATCTATCATCTCAATCTTCTGCTCAATAGATGATCTAATCTCACTTAAGTTAGATCCGCTTGGCTGTAATAGAAAAGGTTTTAATCCACTATCTAAATCATCTGGCATTGATATAATTGCACCAGCACCAGCAGAAGCCTCAACACCTTGTGTTTTAACTAAGCTAGGGTGATTGGATAGTCTAATAAGCTGTTCCATCTCAGAAAGCTCGTTATAGATAGACTGTTGCAATAATGCAACATCTGTCAAATCACTAATGCCTACACCTTGTCTTGGTGATCTTTTATTATACAGGCAAATAGCTGGTATAGTTCCTAATTGGTTAGGCTTAACCTCAATAACTTTTATCTTGCCTCTCTCTGGCACGAATACATATGAAATATCGTTAGGTGTCCATATTCTAAAATACGATCCATCAGATGTAGTTTCTTCTCTAACTTTAATATAATCCAACACATAACGACCACTAGCGGCTCTTACATAGTGCCAATCCATAACATTATCTGGCGTTACCATTGTTAGATAAGGTCTTATGTCTTGGTTAAGTTCCTCTGCTCTAGTTTGTGCGTTGCTTTCTGGTTTATCTACAAATATCCAAACATTCCCATAAACACCAGCGTAAGTCTGTGCGTTTTTCATAAACGCATTAAAATTTTGTCCATCAAGGTCTGTATCACTTAAGAATGATTCTAAACTAGGATCACTCTCCAATACGCCATAATTTCTTGTTGGTGGTACTCTAAATAGAAAACTTGAGTAAATACTTATGATATTTCTACAATGGTTGTCTATTGGTGTATAATTAATTCTATTTTGATATTCTAAATCTAGTTCCAATGCGTATTCGTGTAAGAAGCCACCAGATCGGTATTCATCTCCACCTAAGTATGATCTTAAATAAAAATTCCATCTAGGGATCATCAGATCATAGTTATCGTGTCGGTTTTCCATAAATTCTTTATCTCGAATTAAGGAATCCATATTTTGATTCATTATGTACATTATTTAATGCTCCATCTTTGAGGTAATTGTTTTGTGTATTGTTTTCTTATAGGGAACAAATAATCTACCGCATAGCCTATGGCATCGTTCATATGGTCAAATCCGCTATCCTTGTCTGGTTGCGTAGTTCCCTCTTTATAAAGGTGTCTTTCCAATCCTCTAATGATGTTCTTACATTTTGGATCTATAAACATCATTCTTTGATCGTTTGTATTCTTTAATCGTGAATTAACAGCGTTAATCCTGTCCCTTACTTGAGGGTGTGCATTTTTAACTCTTACTGTCAATCCAGCATTTTGCAATATGTTTAAATCAGTCATTCCACCAGCAGAGGTCTTTCTTTGCCTACAAGCTGGATCTGGATAGACTATTATCTGTCGGTTAGGGTATCTTGTTTTAATTTCTTTAACCAACTCGTCTGTATTTGATGAATAGATAACTATTTCATCAATTAAATTAATAATATTGTTATGTATCTGAAACACCGCCGCACTCATTGGATCAATATTAAAATCCATTCCAATATGTAAGATGGTATTATTATCTTTTAAGGTCTTTACATTCTGCTCTCTATCAAAGTTATAATAGATAGCACCAGCGTATGTTTCAAAGGTTGCTTCATACTCTTGTCTGAATGTCCGTTCATCAAGATCAGACTTAGCAGCTTCAATCTCATCTGGCTCTACTTGTCCACCTTGTAGTGTTGTAAACTGCCAAGACTTCCAGTCCTTATCCTCTTTGCCCTTCATATAAAGGTCATAAGCCCAGTTACCATAACCTCTAGGCGTTCCACAAGCAAAGAAACTACCTTTAGTGTCAGACAATGTAGCTCTTAACACTGAATAATATGCGTCACTTGGAATGTCAGCAAACTCGTCTAATACGAGAAAATTCAATCCTACACCTCTTAATTGATCGTATGATCTATCTGATCCTCGTAAAGAAATCTCTGAGTTATTGTGTAGTCTTATCGTTAAATCTGTTTCGTTTATGTAGCTGACTAAATCATTTTCCAAAGCAACTTCTTTTAACTTAGCCCAACATATCTGTTTAGCTTGTCTATAAGTCGGTGCTACATACCAAACTTTCTGTCTGGGTTTCTTACAGGCAAAGTTTAATAACTCACCAATAGCGATAAAAGTCTTGCCAAATCTTCTCCCTGTTATTAATACTCTATTACGAGCTTGAGATTCGATTACTTGTTTCTGAGGAACTGTTAAGGGCATCAATTTTAATTCTTATGTTTACTTTTCTTCCAGCATATTCACTATTGAATATAAATTCTTTTTCCTCAGTTGCTTTCAAACCATTAATCGTTTGATTTAGCCACTGCATAATCTTTTGATTATCATTCACAGTTTAAATCCCTTTTTCCAAGCCTGTAACGACCAATAAGCTGGTGATAATGTTTTCTGTCCTTTAACATCATCTAATATTGCACCCATTCTAGCATTGAATGATCTTCTTCTTGCTGGATCGTTTCTACCAATGCTCATTCCTTTTTGACCAAAATTAATCTTTTTGACATTACCAGTTTTTTTGTCTCTTACAAAGACTTTAAACTTCTTAACATCACCACGACTAGGTTTATTTAGTTTTACTTCTCTACCTCTATATTTAGCCATATGTAAAGTTTATAACCTTCTCATTATTTTCATTGATTGTCATATCTTTTTTAGCCCATCTATCTGGGAATCTTCTCTCCAATACCCACGCTTTAGATTGCCAAGATTTATCTTTCATTAGGAAGTCTAAACAATACATTTGACATTCTGACTGAGCCTTTTTTAGAGACTCTAAAAACTCAAGATATTTTTTTTTATCTTCTTCGTTTTTAATTGAAGAAACGTCTTTATTTAGCCAATTATAATAGGTTTGTTCTGATATACCAGCGTATTCGCAAGCATCATTGATAGTTAAACCTTTTGTAATCGCATCTAATAAACGATCTTTTGATTCTGAATATAATAATGTTTTTCTTCCCATTTTTACCTCTTGTTTGAGTAAACCCTGTTTATACAGTTTAATTTAAGTTCTGAAGTTTCCACCTCACATAGTCTGGATTGTTCTTTTCAATCTCGGTATAGTGTGTTGCCATACCATTGACAATATCTTCTTCGTTCTTACCTTCTAATTGCCTTACATAGTAAATAGCGTGCATTAATTCGTGTTTTACAAGGTCAACTGCAATCGAGCCACCTTCTTCAATAATATCTTCATCAAGATATATAATCATTTGTTTACTATGAAACGAGCCTTGTTGCTCTCCAATCTCATAGCATATATGACTGTTAATTTTAATTAGTTTTATACGATAATGAGATAATCTAATAAACTCTGGTAATTCAATCTTTTTCACACTTCCTCTAGTGGTCTGTTTTCACAATAGAAAGCCCAAGTTTTCAATAGTTCTGCTTCTCTTGCTCCGTGTTCGGCAGTCAATGCTTGTACTAAGGTTTTTTTATTCCAGAATACATAATCTAGACATTCAACTTTAGTCTCAAAAGATTTTAGTAAATATTCAGTTTGAATAGGCGTGTCGATGTTTTGATACCACATTAAAACAGTAATAACCCATATAACTTTCATTTACGTTTCTTCTTCCTAAGATCAAGATCGTGTTTTCTAGATCCTCTTAGGAAACTATTGACTCTGCCAAACGCCCACTGTGACATAGATACTCTCCGTGATCCAGCACTTAAGAAAGCTCCCTGTCCTCTACGATATACTTTAGCAAGAGTGCCATAGGTATATCTTTTTGACGCTTTGGCTTTTCTCTGCAAAGTAGCTTTAACTGTAGCTGATAGTGGTTTTCTTTTTACAGCCATTAGGCTTTAGTCCTTGATTTTAATAGGTTTCTAGGAATACGCTTTCCAGCTTTATAAAGGCTCGATACTCGTTTTATCAGACTTGCTCTGCGAGTTCTCTTAGCACCTTTTAATCCAGATAAATATTTTTTTGGTAATCCTGTTTTTTTGTCTTTAGGTGGCTTTCTTAGTTTAGCCATTATTTGCCTACTTTTCTCATAGCTGAGATATGAGCCTGTCTAAATGTTCGACCTTTTTTAATATCTCTTGCCATAGCTCTCATATGCTTAAGTGTATGGTGTCTAGCGTGACTTCTCATAGTCTTTTGCTGTCTCGGTTTAAGATCCGCTATAATATTTTTAATAGAAGCTACCTTGACCATTATTTTCTCTTATTTTTTTTCTTCTTCTTTTTTTTCATAGTTTTACTATGTTTTCCAGTGTGGTATGGCATAATTACTCCCCTAAAATGATGTTTATATGAATAGTATATCTACACGAATGGTAGTATAGCAATTTATCTCACAGTCCGACGACAAAGTCAAACATTAAATTGCTTGATCGAAAAACTTTTTTAATTCTTCAGCGGCTTCTCTAAGTCGATCACCAGCATAACCCTTCTTAAATTGGTAAATAGCTGATATTTCTTTTAAATTAAAATCTTCTACGCATACTCTATACATTAGTTGAAATGAAAAATCACCTAACCAAGTATGGCTGCGACTGAGTTTATATATGGCATCTATCCGATCTTCAGCCATAGATTGCCAAGCGTTGCCACCACCAATAGAATTAAAGTTAGCAGTATAACTTCCAATACGACTTTTTTCCCATAATCTGCGAAATCTCAATGCAGTATAATATTGAACAGTATTTAAGACTTTCTTAGATCGCAATATATCTAAACTAGTCTCCT